GCAACACGACCGTCGGCCTCGTGGTCAACGGCCCGTTCAGCCAGCTGTCCTGATCCTCCCGCCGGCCTTCGGGCTGGCACCGTGCGCACGACGCACACCGACGCAGGGGCGACCTTCGGGTCGCCCCTGTGTCATTGGTGCGGTATCGTCCGCGCATGATCAAACTCGACCTCGGCTGCGGCCCGCACCGCCTTCCCGGATACATCCCCATCGACGACTCGCTCGGGCATGACGTGCGCGCGCTGCCCTTCCGCGACGAGAGCGTGGACGAGATCCGCGCGTCGCACGTCCTCGAGCACATCCCGTACCGCGAGGCGCAGACCGTGCTCGAGCACTGGTTCCGCGTGCTCAAGCCGGGCGGCACCATCAAGGTCGCCGTGCCTGACTTCGAGAAGATCGTGCAGTGGTACGGCGAGAACCGCGGCGGCGAGATGCCGCTGGAGGGCTTCCTGATGGGCGGGCAGTCCAACGCGCTCGATGAGCACAAGGCGATCTACCAGCAGCAGAAGCTCGTGGGCCTGCTTGAGGCGGTCGGCTTCACCGCGTGCGAGCCGTGGAAGAGCACGGATGACGATTGCTCGTCGCTGCCAGTGAGCCTCAACGTCAAGGCGCGCAAGCCCGACGCGATGGTCCCGGTCGAGCCGCCGACGTACAAGGACGTGGCGCTCTGCTTCACGACGCCTCGCCTTGGCTTCACCGAGAACATGTTCTGTGCCACGACGGCGGGCGTCAAGCTGCAGATGAGCGTCCACCGCACACAGGGCGTCTTCTGGACGCAGGGTATTGACCGTGTGCTCACGGACGCGATCGCGCGCCCGGAAGTCAAGTGGATCGTGACGGTGGACTACGACACCACGTTCGAGTGGCAGGACATCGTGCGTCTGCGGACGATCGCGGAGGCCAACGGCTGCGAGATCCTCGTCCCGCTTCAGGCAGGGCGCGAGCGGTCGTGCCCGCTGTTTACGATGAAGGACGAGAACGGCGGCATCCGCAAGGCGATCCCCGCCGACGAGATGGAGCGCGACTGCGTGGAGATCAGCACCGGGCATTTCGGGCTCACGATCATCAGCGCCGACTCGCTGCGCAAGTTGGCGAAGCCGTGGTTCAAGGGCGAGCCGGCGGCGGACGGCGGGTGGGGCGAGGGTCGCATGGACGACGACATCTTCTTCTGGAAGCGCTGGCACGACTCCGGGCGCAAGGCGTGGCTCTGCCCGAAGGTCCGCGTCGGGCACATGGAGCTCGTGATTTCGTGGCCGGGCGCCGACCTGCTCACGCGCTACCAGAAGGTCAACGAGTACCACGCGCAGGGCAAGCCGTGGTTCGCCCGCACCTAGAGTTGGGTCATGCCCGTCAGCGCCTACGCACTCACGTCGCTCGCCAACCTCAAGGAATATCTCGGCATCTCGTCCACGGCGGACGACACGCTGCTCGAGAAGTGCATTGACAGGGCAAGCGTGCGCATGGAGACGTACTGCAACCGCCTGCTCAAGGCGCGCGACCATGTCGAATGGCGAAGCGGATCGGGAGTCAGCGAGATCAGGCTGTACCAGTACCCGTGCTCGCAGGTGATCGGCGTCTGGACGGGCGCGTACGCGGCGCTCGTCGTGGGCTCGGGCGACGCGACCGACATCCGCGCGAGCATCAGCATCAATCAGGAGACGGGCACGCCTGCTGCTGTCCTGACGCGCACGACCTCTGCGGGCGTGACGACGACCACGACGCTCGCCTTCTCGACGTACACGACCACGGCTGCGCTGGCGACCGCGATCGGATCGACGGCTGGCTTCACCTGCACGATCGGCAAGAACATCCGCACGGCGCAGCTGCGTCCGCGCGCGGCGGGCGACGTGGTGCTGGCCACCGTGACGCTGTTCGCCGCCGACACGCCGAGCGAGTACACCTACGACTTCGACACATCGACGCTCGCCATCGACCAGTCGTGGTGGGCATACTGGCCGCTCGAGCGCGGCATCATGCCCGATGCGGTCAAGAGCGTTTGCATCGAGTATCGGGCCGGCTACGAGACGATCCCGGAAGACATGGAGCAGTGCTGCCTTGAGGTGGCATCGATGCTTTTCCGTGACCGCAAGCGCGACAAGAGCCTGATCACCGAGCGCCTTGGCGACTACTCGTACAGCCGCGCAAGCCCGTCCGGCGACGTGATGGGATCGAGCATCCTCGCCATCATGGAGGAATACCTCCTCGAGTACCGGGAGTTCTCTTGAGCATCGAAAGCCTGATTTCGCAGTTTGGCATCGCCGCCACGACGCAGCGCCCAACCACTACCCGCGATAGCGGCGGGTCGGTCATCAACACCTACACGAACGCGATCACGAGCCTAACGGTGTACATGCAGCAGCGCGACGGGGCGGAAGGCGACATGCTGGGCTCGCAGCGCAACACGCTATCGGCAGTAGCGTACGTGCCCGTGGGAACGCCTATACAGCCGCAGGATCGGCTCTTCATCGGGACAGCCTTCTGGGATGTCCATGAGGTCCGAACGCCTGACGAGCGATCCTCGGCGGACGGAATAGCCCATATGCGCCTGTCCTTGACGAGAACGCTTCCGCTGTGAGCAAGGTCACCCACAACTTCGACGCTAACGCGATTACGCAGCGGGTCAATTCGGCTTTGCTTGAAGGGACGCTTGCGATCCTCGTCAGGGTGCAGAACGAGATGGTCGAGATGCTCGGCAGGCCGGGTACGGGCCGCATGTACGTCAAGGGCCAGAACCCGTTCGCGTCGGCCAAGACAAGGCGCGAGAAGGCGGTGCAGGCGATCTCGGAGGGCACTAGCGTCCGTGCGACCGGATTTCACAGGGCATCGGCTCCCGGCGAGCCTCCAGCGGCAGATACGGGCAACCTGCGCCGCAATGTCACGGTCGCCAAGCCGGCAATGATCAACGAGGAAAAGACTGTGGGCTGGCAGATCGGCGTCGCGGTCAAGTACGCCCGGGCGCTCGAGTTCGGCTATCCCAAGCGAAAGCTGCTGCCGCGCCCGTACGCGATCCCGAGCATCGAGAAGATCAAGAAGGAGGCTCCGCAGATGATCGCCAAGGCGCTGATCGCTGCCGGGTTCAAGGCAGGTGTAGCCAAGTGAAGCCGATTGTCGCAGCCATCTACACGAAACTCGCTAGCGCTACGGGCGCAGGATCGTTTGATGCCCTTGTCGGCGGTCGCTACTACCACGTCGAGGCACCGCAGAACAGCGCCTTCCCGGTATGCGTCTACAAGCTGTCCGACGTGATCAACGACGACAGGTTCGGCGGATCGCGGATCAACCGCTCCCTGCTGACATTCACGACCTACTGCGAGGCCAAGGGCGGGGCCGACTTGGCGCTCGACATTGACGAGGCGCTGTTCACGCTGCTGGACCAGCAGACCCTGACCGTAAGCGGCTCCACCTACGGGAACCTCAACGTGCAGTGCATCATGCGCGGCGCGCCCTATGCTTCCGAGGAGTTCATCATCCTGAACAGCACCTACTCACTCTTCTCCACGAGGATCGCGTAAATGGCAGCACTCTCGGGCAATACGGGCAACATCACGGGCAATGGCATCGTCGGCACCCTCAACACTTGGAGCTGCACGATCAGCCGCGCAGTCGCCGACGTGACCGGGTTTAACAACAGCGGCCGCAACCGCCTGCTCGGCGTCTACGACCTGACCGGAAGCGCTGGTGGCGTCCTCGACAACACAACTGGCTTCGTGTCCAGCAACTTCCTTGCCGCCCATACCGCCGCATCAGGCGGCGCGATCACCCTGACCGCCGAGGGAGGCAACACGATTCAGGCGACCTGCGTCGTGTCCGACGTGACCATGTCGGTCACCAAGACGGGTGACTCGACGGTGACATTTGACTTCTCGCTTGCGTCCACGGCGACCGGGTCCGACAGCCCGTTTGTGATCAGCTGGACTTGAGCCTGCCATGAGGAGAGAGCCGACCGTGGTCGGTATGCCCATCGCCGGGCTTGGCGGCATCGACGCGCGCACGTCAGAGGACGACTGGGTCGTGACGGGCGTGCATCGCGGCAAGGAGTTCCGCCGCTACGTCTCGCCAAACGCCACGATGGAGAACGCCATCGCGCTTGTCGCGCAGATCCTGAAACTGACGCCAGATGGCCTGCAGTGGATCAGGGCGCAGCGCCGCCACGAGGTCGAGCGCTGCATCCGCCTTGACGGCGACTGGTTACGATCGCGCACCATATGACACCGCAGCCGACTATCGGGAACGTGACGCTCCGCACCTTGAGCCCGCGCGACTGGCTCGAACTGTCGCGCGAGTGGATCGGCAAGGAGCAGGCAAAGATCGAGGCGTCCATGCGACGCGCCGGGGCGACTGGAACGGAGATCGCGCGCGAGGTCGAGCGGTTCGCGGAATCGCACCAGACCTACAGCGTGCTCGTCGCCATGTGCCGCAACGTCGAGGGCTCCCTGATGATCCTCGACCGCGCAGCGCAGCGCGCAAGCGTGTCGCGCGAGGCTCTTGACGACGCGATGACGGGCCTGCAGCCTGACGAGCTGATGCTTTGCGCATACCGCTGCATGGGCTTCAGGATGTCGGATGGAGGCTCGGAGGGCTCCAGCCCAAACGAGTGACGCCGACGGACGCGGAGATCGTCCGTTCGGCTGCGATCATCGCCCGCTACCTGCCGGGCATCCACGACCCTCTCGGCATGGATATCGGCGACCTCAACGCGCTTGCCGATGCCGTGGGCGACATCCTGCGGATGGAGCGCGGAGGCTCGTCGGGCCCGCAGTCGCACAGGGCTAAAGTTGAGGCTGACATGCGAAGGCTCCACGGCTAATGGCTGACGTGACCGATCCATCGATGAAGGTGCGGATCGAGGGCGATTCCACGCCACTCGAGAAGACCCTCAAGGAGGCCGAGAAGAAGGTCGACCAGTCCGGCAAGGACATGGGGTCCAAGGTCGAGAAGAACCTGACCGAGGTCGCCAACAAGCTCGGCAGCAAGATCGCCAAGATGATCGGCGCCGGGTTCGCCATCAAGGCGCTTGACGACTCGCTCAAGATCATCGCTGACGGGATCAAGTACGGCAAGGGCGGGGATGCGATCGCGCTGGCAATCGGGGACTCGATCCTTGAAGGCCTCCGGCGCGTGCCTGTCGCCGGTGCGCTTGGTGACATCCTTGCGATGGTGTTTGACCCGCTCCTTGGGGATCCAAAGAAGGTTGAGGAGGCGCGGAAGAAGTACGGCGAATCGCAGATGCAAGCTCGCGCAAGGCAGGAATCCCTGCGCAGGATCCAGCTGATCGGGGCAACGCCGGAAGAGGCAATCCGCCTCAAGGCTGAAAAGGATATTGCCGACGCGCAGGCTGAACTCGAGAAGGCACTATCAAGCATTCAGGCAACCGGACAGAAAGGCTTTGACCAACTTGGATTCGAGATGGCTGTCGAGGAAGCCATGAAGCGGATGTATCCGGGGCAGAACATCGCCCAGATGGGAAAGTCAGATGTGGCTCGCATCAGGGCGCAGGTTGAGGCGACAATCGATCGCAGCAAGTTCGAGATGGCCGCCGGATACACGCCTGAAGCGCAGGAGGAGATGCGAAGGCTTACAGAGGCGACAAGGCGCGCAGAGGAAGTCATACGCGCGCGCGCCGAGGAGGAAGTCGCGAAGCTGGCGGCAAAGACCGCTCCAATGGCAGAGGACGCTGCGGAATTGCCTGACGTGGAAATGCCCGAAGTGGACGTGGAGGAGGCTGTTGAGGACATGCACGAATCAATCGTGCAGCAAGGCAACGAGAGCATCTTCTCGGATACGCGCATGATCGGGCTTGCCACCGATACGCTCTCGGAACTGCGAGAGGTTCGCAAGGCCGTTGACAGGTTCACCACCGCCAACATAGGACTCCGCTGATGCCGCCACTCGTAATCGAGCCGCCGAACTCGCGGTCGGTCAACTACAACAGCGGATCGCCCACCGCGACCCGCACATTCATCGTCACAGGATGCGCCACGGAAGCGGATGTGTACGGTCTGTTCAAGCTCGACGGCGAGCCGCCTTCCAACCTGCCAAATAAGTTCAGCCTCTACCCGAACCTGTCGGAGCTGAATCCTCCCGTGCAGATCGTGGCGATGGACTTCGCGCTCGCACGCGATCCGGCAGTGCAGGAGAAGTGGTCGGTCACGGTTACCTATCGAGAGACGGCCCTCGGCGGCTCATTCACGCAGCTCTCGCCCAACGACACGGGCTACGTCGCCGTACGCGGATCGACCGAGAGCGCGATGGGCGACCTGTGGCGGACATACACAAGCGATTCGGATTTTGCCTACTGGCTCGCCGAGAAGGCTCCGCTCGGGTTCCCGACCTACTCGGTCCAGAGCATCCAAGGTGATATCGGAGGGCTCAAGATCGACGTGGCGGGGCGACCGACACGCACGATGATCATGTATGAGTCGATCGTCGTGGACGTGACGCTGGGTGCGGTTCCCGACATCCGGGCAATCAGGGACACGATCGGATCACGGAACTCCACCGAATTCCTCGGTCTTCCGGTCGGAGCCGTCCTTTTCCGGGGCGCACGGTGGACGAACATCTCGCCCGGGAAGTGGCAGGTGTCCTACGACTTCCTTGCCGACTACTTCTACCACATGATCCAGCAGCCGCTGACGGACAGGCTTGGGAACCCGTTCCTAGACGGCCAGAACCATGCCGAGTTCGTCAATTGGTCGCAGCCGTACTTGCGCCTCAAGGATCACCGATCCATGTCCCCGTACCTGCTGACGCTGCCGTAGGATCACGTCATGGCAAACGAGATCACGCTTTCCGTGAACATGGGCGTCAGCAAGGGCTCGCTTCGGTACACCTTCAGCCCTCCCACTGCAAGCATCAACCTGACCGGGAATGCTGCGGCAGGCGGCGTCCAGAACGTGGGCACGACGACCACGGAACTTGAGCTCATCAACATCACGACGCGCGGAATGGCGAACTTCGTCAACCTGTCAACCGGGACGGAGATCGAGATCGGCGCGCATGACGGGTCCAACTTCCTGCCGTTCGGCCTGCTCAAGGCAGGCGAGCCAGCGGTGATCAGGCTTTCGGCGCAGGCCGGAACGACCAAGTCGCCGGTCGCCAAGATCGTCGGCACTGCCGGGACCGCAAACCTGCAGTGGCAGGTCTTCAGCGAGTGACGCATGTGGCGGAACTTCACGCAAGGCAATGTCGGCGAGCTCACTGCGCAGCAGTGGATGGAGATACAGAACAGCGTCGCCGCGCGCGCGTGGAAGCACCGCCCTCTTGACCAGCCGCTCCTGCAGCGCGAGCGGACGCTGCTGGTGAAGATCGGCCCGAAGTTCGGTTCTGGCACTGTGATCGGGAGCACGGAGTCGCAGGTCCCGGGCGCTACCCGCATCCGCGCGCAGGCATACGAGTTCACGGAGGTATTCCTTCGCCTCGACAACAACGGGTCCGTCGAGGAGGCAGAGCGGTCATACGGTCTGAAGAGCGTCATACCCGGCGCATATACGTCCAACAGCTACTACGCGATCGACCTGAACGATTCGAGCAACATCAAGGTAGGAGCTTATGCGCTCATCACTCCTGTCAGCATTGACATGGGTCCGCCCGGATATGCCTTTGACGAGAAGCAGTTCTTCTACGAGAACGTTTTTGTCATCGTGTCGCTCATCGGGCCGCCGATGTCGCGCATGATGTTCATAACCGCCGTGCAGGACGATCAGGGGCTCTACACGGCGATCGAGCGCGACCCGTTTACGGGAGGGCAGGTTGGCGAGGAGGTCACCCTGTACAACGTCTACGAGATCGACGGCAACGACTACTACGGGGCACTGAAGCCAGAGAACCAGAACCCATGCGCGCGGCTTGATCCTCGCCCGCTGCGACCGGGGCATTGGGTGCTCGCAACCACTTGGGCAAACTCGTGGTACACGATCGCGCCGACGCCATTCAAGGCGGAATGTCAGGACTGCGGTCCGGGCGCGCCATCGCCGCTGTCTGGACCCGTCACTTCGGCGGAAGAGATGGCAGCTTCACTCATGCTGGAGAGATGACATGCAAGGCAAGCTCCTTTACATCGGCACGCCGGGCACCGCAGTCGAGCCCGTGATTCAGGTGACCAACGGCAACAAGGTCATCCTCACGAGCATCCGCCTCGCCGCGCCGAGCAACAACAACGGCAACTTCGACATGTACCACCTGCACATGGGCGAGACGACGATCAACACGAATCAGGCGATCGCGCACGACTTCTCCGTCAGCAGCAAGAGCGCGAGCGAGTTCCTGACGCACCCGCTGCCCGTGTCGCCGGGCGAGTCGATCTACAT